AAGAAACACTCCGAGCAGTTAAAGATTTATTACTTCCCGGCGATACATTCAGTCTAGCATACTTTTCAAGTAGCCGCGATTTTGACTGGATTTGTAAAGGAGCTTCCCTTAACGGAAATATAGAAGCTCTTATTGAAAATAAGATTTATGCAAGAGGATTAACTTGCTTTAATGAAGTTCTTAACAGCCTTAATGGTGTTGTAAAAGACGTAGAACTAATCTCTGGAAATACAGAGAATGTATTGTTCTTTTTAACAGATGGTTATCCAAACGACAATTCACCAGAGAGTGAACTTTTGAAGATTTGTAAAACTCTTAAAAGTTCATTTATCCATAAGCAAATTGTTGGATATAGTGGTTATTATAACCGTAAACTTCTTCTTCAAATGACTGAAGATATTGGCGGTGCATTTGCACACGTTTCAGATTATTCTGATATGAAAAAGTCATGTAAAGATTTTGTATCTTCTAAGAAAAAAGTTAAAACAGTTAATCTTGGAAAGAACTTTGACTTAGTATGGCAAGTTTCTTCAAATACTGTTCTTCCTTTAGTTTGTGAAAACTCATCTGTGGATGTTCTTGAAGATGAAAGTGATGGTGAACTTTTTGGTGTAGATTATTCAGAGCTTGAAAGTCTTAGCAAAGATCAACTAAAAGATGGTAAGTTTGTTTACTCTCTTGCACTTGTATTATCGCAAAAGAACAAGGCAAATCTTGGCGTAGCTTTGCTTCGTAAAGCAGGTGATAATCTCTCTGCAAAAATGCTTCAAAAGTCATTTACAGTATCTCAAAAAGGTCGTGCAGAAAATGATCTTAAAGTAAAAGCAGTAATTGGTGGAGAAATAATTTCTTCTGATAATGGTTCAGCAATTTTTATTGGTGATTTCCTTAAAACTGTAAAGTCTAAACTTGGTAAAGTTTCTATTGATATGAATATATCAAAATACACTTCTATTTCAAGAAAAGGTGGAGACGTTTCAAAAGTCGAATTTAAAACAACAGATTCTAATTCTAAAATTGTTGGAATTACTGGAAACGAAGATCGTGCAAACATCTCTTTCTTAACTGTTCGTAAGGGCGAGATTACATCATTAAATGATCTTGATCTTAGTAGTCGAGTAATTCAGTTTAATCAGACTGCAAAAAATCAGATAGCTTTCCCAATTCAAACAGAAACATATCGTAACTATACACTTGTTGCAAATGGTGACTTTAATTTTGAAAGTCTCTCTTTAGTTTCTGATGACAGTGTTTATAGCATCAGTCCATCAAATGATCTTGATCTTTTTGATGAAAACCAGAAAGACATTAACATTGGAGATTTCACAAATCTTTATAAGAGTCTTATTGAAGAAAAAGCACATGCATCTACTCTTCGCTTTTATATCAAAACGTATGCAAAGCAAAAGCATTCTCTTGATCTTCGTGTTGAGCAGTATGGTGAAGAAGGCGCAAAGCTTCTTGAAGAAATGGGTCTTGACTATGCAATGCGTTTCTCTCCTAAAAAAGAGTATAAACCAAAGGACGATAATGCTGATTACATTCCTTTCCTAGAGATTACAGGACAACTGAAAGGTGCTTCTACTATCTCTGCTTCTAAGAGCTATGAAAAGTGGCTTAAAAAGGGCAAGGCGAACGTCGGTGATCTTATCGTGTATCCTCTTTTTGAAAAATACGAAAAGAAGCTACTTGATCTTGGTGAAGAAACTTTTGTAGAGTTTCTTCAAAAGACTCTTGAAGGAGTTGAGGAAACTGTTGACTTGCTTTCACAAAAATTATCAGCACAAAAGTTTTATCTTATGGTTACAAACTCTTGGTTCGTTAGTGTTGATAAATCTGATGAATTTGAATATGATGGATTACTTATTAAAGTTAAAGAGACTAAAGAATATCTTTAATTCTTTTTGACATAGAGTAAATTATAGTGTAAATTGGTATGGGGTAATTCCCATACCAATTTTTTTATGAAAAATCAAAAAGGATACATTGGAGTAGATTTTGACGGAACTATAGCAACATATGAAAAATACGAAGGACCAACAGTTTTAGGAGAACCAATTCCTAAAATGGTTGAGCGTGTTAAAAGGTGGCTTAGTGAAGGAAAGAATGTAGTTATTTTTACTGCAAGAGTTGCATTAGATCATCCACTTCCTGAACAGTGGGCAGCAGAAGCCGCAATTAAAGAATGGTGTAAAACTCATATCGGTCAATCTCTCCCTGTAACTGCTATGAAGTATTCTGCTATGTATGAATTTTGGGATGATAAAGCTATAGGAGTAGAGAAGAATACAGGCGAACGAAAATGAGCGACGATTATACACTTTATGCATTTTTTAATAAAAAAACTAAAGCTTTTATATGCTTTACTTTTGATGTAACAATGTTTCCTGAAACTGTTAAAGCAAACTTTTTAATGAAAGAGTTTTCTTTTAAAGAACTTAACATATCTGATGAGGAACTTGGCATATCTGATGAAGAAATTAATATGGCACGTTATCGTTGGATAGGCGACTATGATAATGGTCATCTCGCTGATATTATATTAGAAAAAAAATCAGTTGTAACTGAACGTGAAATAACTGAAAAATACGATGCTATGCTTTTTGATAAGTTTAATATTAAAGATATTTTATATGAACTTATATTAAACTCTGAAATGAAAACTGAAAAAGGTAAACAGATACAAGAGCGTTTACAAAAAATCTTAAAAAAGAAAGAGAATGATATAGAATTTTTTAAAAATTCAGAATTACATATTTGGGAAACTGATGAAGATTTAAAAAAACATTCAAAAGACGCTTTTAAAGTTTAATCTCTAAGTCTTGATGTTTCTCTAACGTATGTATTCATTTGCGCATTTAATACATCAATATATCTTTTATATTGTGTAGAAAATTTATTTTCTTTTATTTTATCTTGAAGAAGAAGTCCAAGTTCCGCAGTAGCACCTAAGACAGTTTTTAATCCAGAAGGTATAGTTGAAAATGATTTTGAACGATAAGAAGGATTAATATATTTTATCAATTTATTAATTTCAGCAGATATTCTCATTAAATGAACTAAATCTCTGCTCATTCTTTTTTTATTAATATTTTCTCTGAGATTTTTAAAAGAATCTGATAGAGAAAATATAACATTAGAAGCCACATCAGAAGGTAGAAATTCTGGCATTTGATAACCACTATCTTTGTTTACTCGACTTGTAGGAGGAACATTATGTTTATCACCATATTTAAACTCGTTTTTATATGAAACATCAGGTGAATTTATATCTTCCTGTTTAGTAGTTTTTACAAATGGTAGATAAGCTTCTTGGATATTAACCCAACCACGTTTAGCATTATAGATATATTCGTTCATATTGTTATTTATTTGTAAATAAGTATATTCATGAAATTTAAAGAATTCTATAAGCTATCATTAGAAAAGAACGAAAACGTCTTAGAAGAAGGCTGGATGAATAAAGTTAATATATTATTAACTATGGCACTTCTCGGCGTGTCATATTCTTCATATAAAGAATTAGAAACCGAATACAACAATCTAAAGAAAAAAAATCCTGAGCAAGTTCAAAATGCAGAAAATTTAGCTAAAGAAATAGAGCAAAGAAAAGATGAGATTATAAAAAATCCAGAAATATTAAATGGTGTTGTTGAAAATCCAGAAGCAATCACAGATATTATTAAAAAGGGTAAAAATATAAAACTTGATGAACCTGAAAAACAATTAATAGCTACTGATAAAGAAAAATCAATAGAAATTATTAAAAATAATATAAAAGACTATATTCGTTTTCATGAGATTAGTAACCAAGGAATAAGAAATAAATCTTATGCAGATAGTAAAGGTTATAAAACAATTGGTATTGGACACCTTATTCTTAAAGATGAGATTGGAAAACTTTTTACAAAAGACGAAATTTCTAAAGCTAGAAACAAAGACGGTAAGCTTGTTAATGTTATAACTATTTCTGATGAAAAAGCTGAACAACTATTTAACCGTGATTTTAATTCCAAATGGAAATCTGCATCATCTAAATATAATTTTCCAAGTTTAGCAAAATATCCAACAAAATTACAAACAGCAATTGTTGATGGATTTTTCCGTGGAGATTTACCAAGTAGAAAAAAGGCTGGACAAAGCCAAGCGCGTGAGAATATTCGTTCTGCAATGACTACATTCTTCAAGTATACTCAAGCTATAACAGAAAAACGAACAGCAGATGCTATTAAATATCTTGATTCTGCAAAAAATTCGCTTCGTATTGCTGCACAGAATTATTTAAAACATCCAGATTATCGTGATATAAAAAAGGATGGAGTAGATAAAAGAATGCGCGAAAATGCAAACTTAATAGTATCTGCATTAGACGATTATAAAGTTTCATCTAAACCTATCGCTCCTGAAATGACCCCCAATTTTTAATATGAAATTTGAAGAATTATATAATATAGTTCTAGAGGCTACAACACCTGTGCAGTCGTATAATACTGCATTTATTACTGTTGTTAAGAAAATAAAAGATATAAAAAAGCTTTATGAAGATTTAATTAAAACTGTTCTTGATAAAGAAGATTATATTATCAATGATATAGATGCTATTGGTTTAGATTATTATTTCATAGATCGTATAAAAAACCTAAAGAAACGTCATTTAGATGGTGAAGGATATTATGATTCAATAGATAAAACTATTGAATCAATAGAACATACCTTTAATCTTGCAAAAAAAACAGATGACGGAAATTTTCGATATAAAAGTTTAACAGAATATATTCCATATAATATAACATCATTTATTAAAAATCAGGATATAAACGCAGATAATTATAATCTGAAGTATGTAGAAGACTCTTTACAAGAATTTAATTCAAGATCAGAAGAATATGGATTTGAAAAAAATGAGGTAGATTTTGGTAAAAAATTAGAAAAATTTATTCAAGATATAAAAACAATTTTAAATGAAATAAGATACTATGTTGTGAAGATTGACACATTTAAAAATTGGAATTACGGAAATTATCAAAATAGTAGAGATTTTCGTCCAGAAGATTTAGAACCTATTGAAATTGCATATCATGCATCATTGAAAGCTAATGAATTATTCGAAAATGGCTTTCAAGAAGAATATAAAGGAGGTTCACTTGGTTTAGGTGGAAGTTCATATAAAGGAGACGTAAGTTTTTCTTTGTCATTAGATATTTGTAAAACCATAGCATCGTCACTAAAAGAGATGTGGTTGATTGTTCATAACAAATGGAGTCGTGAATCTGTAATTGAATATGTTCGTAGATATACAGAAAGTGAAGAAAACTTTAAACAGGCTGTGGATTCTTATCTTATAAGAAAGTCAAAAAGTAAATTTCCTCCTGATAATAAAGAAGATTTAATAGAATTTTATTTAACTTCACTTTGGTTCATCCAATCTCCTGTTTCTAAAAATCCTGTGTTTGCAAATACATATGGTTCAGAATGGGTCGAAAAATTAAAAGATATAAATTATAATGATATAGGAATTATTAAGGCAAAGATTAAAACAGAAAATGCATCCGAGTTTCTTGTTGCTGAACGTGAAATTAGAATACCACCAAAGGATGTTGTGGAGATGATAAGTATAATTCGATAATGAAATTCAAACAATTATACGACTTTATTTCAGAGGGGAGTGCTAATCGCTCTTACTCATGCTTAATGTTAGATTTAAGTGACCTCTCTAACGAAATTAAAAAAATACAAGAGAGTATTTGTCCTTGTGAGATATATGATCTTGAGCCAGGACATGGGCTTGAAACTGAACCTCATATCACTGTGCTTTATGGATTACATGTTCAGCAAGCAAAATCAATAGTAAATAAAATAGATTTACGTCCAGTATCATTTAAAATTAAAAATATTTCTCTTTTCGAAAATGATAAATTTGATGTTTTAAAATTTGGAATTGAGAGCAAAGATTTACATGAACTTAATAAAGAAGTTTGTGAAAATTTTGAATACACTAACAACTATCCTGATTATAAACCGCATTGTACTATTGGTTATCTTATGCCAGGAGCAGGTCATCACTATAAAAAACTAAAAAGTGAACTCCTTGGTAAAGAGTTCACTTCTAATCGTTTTATTTTTAGTAATAAATACAGCGATAAAGTTTACATCACTGTGTAGGTTCGGTATACTTTTCAAACATTCGCTTAATACCTTCAAAAGGAACACCGTGAGTGTTTTTACTAACAAAAAGATTTACATCTTCAATAGTATAAGTCTTGTCCTTTAAGCGTGGCTGAACGTCAAGAAACCAAGGTGAATCGGAATATTCGTAAACTACTTCATAACTATGCTTTTCTGCAAGATCTAGATATGGTTTACGTTCCTTGTCAGTGAGAGAAGTATTAGATACAACAATACGAGACTTACCTTCGTTCATAAGGCGTTCTACTTCACTCTGACACCAAGAATGCGCTTTACCTAAAAGAGAAGGCAGGAAGAGATATTCTCCTGTGCAATTAAGCCAGAACTTATCTGCTTCGCAAATGCAACAGTCTGGTGCAAGAGTTTTAGCTTTTGTCGATTTACCTGAACCTGAAGGTCCGATAATTATGTATAGTTTATTTTTCATGAGATTTATTTCATCCAAATGTAAGGACGAACGGAATTTTTAGTATTTGAGATGGTCAAATGTAAATGCTTATACTGATCGTTTCCGAGATATTTACAGATACTTTCCCCTGCCATTGAACGAATTTTCATATACCAATTGCGAAAGTTTTTAGTTTTACCACCTTCGATAATATCTATATCATATTCAAAAACGATTGGATTCTTTTTATAAAATCCTTTTAAAAACTTTGCCTTATCAATTGGTAGTTTACCATGAATACTTGGTTGCCATAATGTAATATGGCTTCCATGAGCAGGTAAACCTGTAAAAAGTCGAACATCTTTATCAATTAAAGATTGGTAATATTTACCAAAATCATTAGACACAGCTATGCGAACAACATCGTTGCCAACATGCAGAGTGCCATATGATTTGAGCCAGTAGTTCATTGTTGATTAATATAGATAGACAAAGAGGTTTGTCAATTTAAATATGTTCGTCTCCATGATGATCGTAGATTTTAACTTTTTTACGGTTCATAATATCGTTAACTTCTTCAACCTTAAAGAATGCTGAACCATTATATTCAATAGTATTATCAACTCCAACATCAAGAATCTTACCATCGTTTTTATGAGATGGCTTTGCGATTTCTAAGTTGCCATGAGAGTGACCACAGATTGAAAAATAATTCTCATACTTCATCTTATCCCAAATAAGCGGAGCCATATGTCGGCAAAAGAAAAAACCGTTTCCGATTTGAAAATAACCTTCTTCTCCAAAATATATGATTTCATTTCCTGCATCATCTTTTCCAAGCTTACGACACATACCAGGGAAACCTTCCTTTGTAGTTTTATCTACAGAAAAAGGAAAAATCTGAAATGGAATTTCCGAAACAAAGTTTGAGCCATGCATAGATGAGTGATCTTTTGCTAATCCATCATCTATTGCTGAAAGATTATGAAAAGTCTTGTAAAATGCATGTAGCGATTCACGATAAAATCGAGAGTGATAGCCTTCATGATTACCAAAGATATAAAACATCTTTGCCTTTGTTTTATGTAACAGAGATGAAGTATTTTCATCAGTAGTATTTAAGCTGTAATCACCAAGATAAATAAGTAAATCATTTTTTGTAAGCTTGGAACATTCATTTTCAATAAACTTATCATGTTCTTGAAAAGATGAAAATCCGCGAGGCTTCCAAAGAAAGTCCCTTTGATGATTATAGTGAAAGTCTGATGCAAAATAAATGTTATCGTAATCGTTTCTTTTAATTTTTGATGGTTTGTTCATTCTTTATTATAAAACAAGGAATAGAAAAGTCAAGTTGACAATGAGTTTATTTTGTGATATATTGTTTTATTATGGCAGGCAAAGGCTCAAAACTACGCAAAGGTGCAAATCTTTCAAACTATTGGAACAACTTCCCATTTGATGAAAAGAACACAGTTACATACTGGAAAAATAAATTTGGTGACAAATTTTATGACGATATAGGATTTCGTGATTTATCAGTTGGTGGAAAAATAACTGAAGAAGAATATCTTCAAAGATTAGAAAAATGTATGCTTAGTGAGGATAACGAAATGACTGAACAAGATGTAGATGAATTAAGAAATGCTATGAACTCTATAAGCTATTCCGAATTTCAAAAATTGAAAAAGTAAAAATTGACAAAAACTTGCAACACTCTATAATATACTCTATGATTAAAACCCTCTTCTCCAAGCAAAGGTGGATTATTGACCAGCTTCCAAAAGAAAAAATGAATGCTGATGATTTGATCAGAGAAATTATATTCAATGTTTTTATAGATCAAATCGAAAATAAACAATTATTATCTAAATTTTCTTGGGATGACGATGAGGGTAGTAAAGCTATAAAAAAAGAAATTGACTTTTGTTACTCTTGGATAACAGAAAAACGATTACTTTCTGTTGAAAAAATAAATACATTAAACAATGAATTTCCAGACGTTCCAGAAGATGATTCTATTTGGAAGTTTGTAAACGAAAACCATATCGGAGAGTTGATGGAAAATCAAAAAATCCTTTCTGAAAAAGATAACCAAGTTCTGAAATCTATTATTGAATTTCGAGAATACTTGATAGAACTATGAAATATTATAACATAAAAAAGAAGCAAAAGCTTCCAAACAAAAAGATAGACGAGTTTCTTACTCAATTACACTTTCTGTGTAAAAAACATAAACTGACATTTTTAAATCCGAAAGGAAGTATGGTGGTAAAACCATATGATAAAAATAATGCAAGAAATATGCTTAAAGATGTTTGTGATGATACAATTAAAGAAAAAGATGATGACGAGGAAGAAAAAGATGAAAAATAATTTGAATAAAGGATCAAATTGAATTATATTAAACTAATGAAAAATTATACAGACTTAAACATAATTTTAGACCGCAGCGGAAGCATGTCTTCTATTGCAGACGATATGGTAGGTGGCATTAAAACCTTCTTACAAAAAGAAAAAGAAACTGGGGACGAAACAAAAGTATCGTTTTATCAATTTGATGACAAATATGAGGCTATTTTTGAGGATAAGGATATTAAAGAAACCTTAGACATTAATCTTAATCCAAGAGGTTCAACTGCACTGTTAGATGCACTTGGTCGAACAATTACTTCTGTTGGTGAAAAGCTTTCTAAAATGAATGAAAATGATCGTCCAAATCGTGTTCTTTTTCTTGTTATTACTGATGGCTATGAGAATGCTTCTAAAGAATTCACAAGTGATGTTATAAAGGAAAAGGTTAAGCATCAACGTGAAACTTATGCATGGGACTTTGTTTTCCTTGGTGCAGGTGAAGATGCAGTTCTTGCACAACATGCAGGTCTTGGTATTGGTGCTTCTTCTTCAAAGGGTTTTGCACGTAGTGCAGATGCAATTAATCTTGCATGGACTAATGTTAGTGATCATTATCAAAGTTATAAGAAATTAGACCGATCAAATCTTGAAACTTATAGTCGTACTTTTGAAATGAAAGATGAAAAGGAGGCAGAAAAGACTGTATGAGAATTGCTGTAGTTGGTGCTCAATGTGTTGGAAAAACTACATTAGTCGATACTTTTAAAAGTTATTGGCCAATGTATAAGTCTCCTGAAAAAACTTATCGTGATCTTGTTAAAGAGAAAAATTTAACTCTTAACGAAAGTGGAACTATGAGTTCACAAGTAATTATTCGTGATGCTCTTGCGGATCTTGCAATGAGTAATGCAGGAAAAACTGAAACTATTCATGATCGTTGTATATTAGATAATCTTGTTTATACTTTTTGGCTTGCAGAGCGTAATAAGTTTCTTGAAAAAGAAAGTGAAATTGATGACTTTATTGCACAAAGTATTCTTATAACAAAAGAATGTCTTAAGTTTTATGACATAATTTTATGGCTTCCAATCAATCCGAATATTCCAATTGAAGAAAGTGAAAATCGTTCAAGTAACGAATCATTTCGTGAAGAAATTAACAACATTTTTTATGGTGTTCATGAAACTTATAAAAAGAATGCAGGTGTTATTTTTGATAAAGAAGACCAACCAGCATTTATTGTTCTTGAAGGTGATCTTGATCAAAAGATTTCTTACATGAAAGAATATATTGGAAGTGATGGCAAGCTTATTGAAACAACAACTTCTGTTCTTGGTGACTTAGAAAATGTTTACGACGAATTAGCTCTTCGTGGACAATTGAAAATTTAATATTCTTTTGTAAATAAAGGAGTATGGTTATTCTAAATCAAAACTCCGTTCGTCTCTGTCGTGCTGGAAGCTGCTGTCCAATTGTTGAAAAGGTAAATGAAAATGAATTTACTATTTCTGATGATTATAAAGGTAAAGTCCGATTAACAAAAGATGAGGTTCAAATGCTAAAAGATGCACTCGAACACTTAGATAAAAATGTCTAATAAAAAACCCGCTCAAAAGAGCGGGTTTTTTGTTTATAATTTAATTAATTTTTTGTAATCATTGTACCTCTTTGATACATATTTTACAAATGCACTTCTCATTACAAGTTCAGGATCACGCATTTCATAATTATAAATGCCATGTTCTTCTGATTCTTTAGTATTGAAAAGTTCAACAGTTTTTGGAAATTCGTTTTGGTAATTTTTACCTAAGTCACATTGGTCACTATCTGCAATAATAAAAAGTTTAGAACTCTCTTCTAAACGAGTCATTATTGTAATAATTTCGTTCATAAGACAGTTTTGTGCTTCGTCTAATATAATAATACAGTTTTCAAAGCTTCTACCACGAAGATAAGATAATGGTATAATTTCTATAGTTTTATTTTTGAAAAATCCCTCTACTTCTTGTGGTGTTAAAAGCTTGTTTAATGAATCATTTAATGGTCCGCCATACACAGCTATTTTCTCTTCCCAAGAGCCAGGAAGGGCCATTAGTTTGCTACTAGCACTCTCTACCGCAGATCGAACGTAATACATTTTTTTACATTCTCCTCTTTGAAGTAGTTTAAGTGCAGCAAAAGTACTCATAATAGTTTTACCTGTTCCTGCAAGAGAGTCAACAATAACACATTTTGTTTCAAGGTGCAGCATTTTCTCTAATATCTCAGCTTGTTTATAATTCCAAGCAAATGGTTCTGAAATTAAAAAAGAGCTTTTAAGTCTCTCCTTTACTTGTTTTATTTTTCTAGCACGGCTTTCTCCCATGTATATATTACTTATCTATATTACGATGAAAGTATATTATCAATGTTCTTTTCGTTAATGATTAAAAATTTATAATTTTTCTTTTTGCAGTAAGTTTCTGCTGCTTCCCACTTTGCTTGATTAATAGCCCATTGTAGATTCTCATATAATAGAGTAGTTCTTTTTTTATTACCATGGTTTGTAGGTGCTGAACATTGCCTTTCTGGTTTAACTTCTACCAAATATTCTTTTACAACCTCACCAACTTTTAACTTCATATAAAAGTCAACAAAATATCTTGCATATTGAGGTGTTCCACTCTGAGCAGATTTAACAGGATGTTTGTAAGGTATAATTACTTTTTCACTGCTCCACTGAACAACATTAGGATTTTTATCAAGAACAAGCATAAGTTTGCGTTCAAGACCACTACGATAAACAATATTGTCTTTATTAAGACATTTTATAGGATTTTGAGGCTTATAAATTCCTTGTTTAAATTCCCTGTATGTTCTTTTTTTAGCCATTTTTTAAAGATTGTAATTCAATCTTTTGTGCTTCTATTTCAGTTTTTAATTCTTTAACTTTATTACCTTGATAGAAATGAGTGATAATGCTACCAATAGTAGTGTAAAAAACTTCAGCAGCAATTTTATCTAAGAAAAATCCAACAATAATAGCACATACTGCTAATATTGTTAAAATATATTTTACGTTGTCAGATGATAAGTTGTTTAACATATAGTTATATTTACTAATTACTTTTTATTATGTAAAGAATTTCACACTCATCTTCTGATGGTGATTCAAATATATTATCAGTATCAGTATATTTGCTACTATCTTTTCGATTTATAAAAAATATAATATCAGGTTTTATAACTCTTCTCATTTCTTTTAAAGGACAAATCATATCTATAACAATTAAAGACTGTTCGCTTTTTTCCGAAAGATTTTTCATTCTTTGTGCTTGTCGAATACGACCACTAATAGAAAAATCCCAATCATCATAAATTTTTCTGATTTCATCAGCATTTAAATAAAGATGATCCTTTAATAATATTTTTGTATTATTATAGAAAGTAGTTTTACCATTACCGGACAATCCCATTATTAATATAATCTGTTTCATTTTTAATAAAAAATTAGAAATTTAATAATTCTTTATAATCATCTTCATCTAGATAATTATTCCAAGTATTTATTTTGCCGCTTCTGAAAAATTTATAATTTCCGTATCGTTCTCTATTAACTTCTTCAAGATGAGCGAGTTTAGAAAATTTGGTTTCTTCAATTATAGAATCTATGTATGTATAAGAAAAGTCAGTTTTTAAAAAATTTGAAAGATTAAAACATAAAGAATGTGGATCATTTAAAAAATCTTCATATTGAATGCTTAAATAATTAATATTTGTTTTTACTATATCGTCTTTTTCAAATTCTAAATGTTCTTTTGCCCAAGTTTTACCTACAGAATGTCTACATAGAAATTTCATAAATTCTGAATCTGATAAGTGATTCATATCAGTTATTTCGTCTAATAAATCATTATAAGAATCTTTATGAACTACTGTTCTATGATAACGAGTATAAAAAAATCTGCTTATCCATGCATCTTTTAAATTTCGTTTAATGTTTATTATAGGTAAATCTATTCCTGCATTAAAAATTTCTGACATTTTTACCGGAGGTATTATATGACTTTTTAAAAATATAGGAATATTTTCGTCATTTATTATATTTTTTATATAATCAGTATCTAGTTTATCGTCCTTCATACAATTATCATCAATAAATAATCTATTGTCACCTCGATAAAATAGTTTACAGCATATTTTTCCTATTATTGTTGATCCGACTCTCATAGGAGAAGATATTAGAAATTTTTTCATAATTAAATACATATCTATTTAATTATGAACGATAATACATGCAAATATTAAATATTATTTTTTTTATAAGTAAAAATATTATACAATTATATGAATAAATGTTACAATAATTCTAAAGAAGGACAAGATATATTTGTGGATTTTTTAATAAATGATCAAAGGAAAAAAACATTTTTAGATTTGGGGTGTAATCACCCTATACAATGTAATAATACATTTTATTTAGAAAATAAAGGATGGAACGGTATTATAACTGATATAGATAGTAATTTAGAACAACTCTATATTAAGTCTAAACGTAAATGTCTATTCAGAATAGTAGATTTATCCGATCCTATTCAACTTAATGATTTATGTGATTTCTATATTGAAAAATTTGGAAATTATGTGGATTTTTTATCGTTTGATGTAGATGATGCAACTGTAAAAGTATTGAATAATTTTCCATTCGATAAATTATCTTTTGGGGTGATGTGTTTTGAACATGATACGTATCATCAGAACCAGTCAAATGAGAAAAAAACAGCTATGACCAATAGATTATCAGAATTTCCTAAGTATAAGTGTATAGTAGATGGATTAGGATTTCATCATAAGAGAATAGATGATACTATAGAACTGAGAGTTCATGAAGATTGGTGGGTTAATACTGATATTTTCTCAGAAAATATTATGAAATATTATTCTAAAAATATATTTTGGAAAGATTATTTAGAATATATTCATAATATTAATAAAAAAGAAACGACCAAATATCATCTTCTTAGATTTGGTGCAGGATTAGGAGATATTATAAAATTATCAACAAAACATAATTTATATAACAATATTTCTAAATTTTTAAAAGAATCTAACGACAAAATAATAATAAGTTTATTTTCTCATAACAAATTTGCAAAAGAAATATTTACATCTATGGAAAATTCTGATAAAATAATTATATTCGATATTAGTCAGAAAGAAAATATGAATAATTTATTTAAGTTATCTTCTAATACTGATAGAATGGATATTATACATAAAAGAGAGTTAGAATTCTTACAAGAAAATAATATAAATTTAGAAAACGTATTATTTGATAGAAAAGATATTTTCAGGGATAATTTACCTATGTCTCCTAATTTTCAAGAAACACAAGAAGATAAAAAAGTTATAGATAGCATCAAAGCTTTTCAAAAGCCTATATTAGTTATATCTCCCAGTGCTGGAAATATAAGTAGAAATATACCTAATAATATAACTAAAAAAATAATAGACAACTTTAAAAATAATTATACTATTGTACAAATAGGAAGAAATAACATCAATGAACATATTAGAGAAGAACCAATTTTTGATGCTGTAGTAAATGTTGTAGATAAATTGTCAGTAACAGGTGTGATGAAATTAATAGATATATGTGATGGAATAGTATGTTGTGATAGTTCGATGTATCATTATGCCGCAGCAATTAATAGTAATATACTTATAGTGGTTCCTAATAAAAGTAATTCTTTATATGGATTAATAAATGAGGATACTAGACATCAAGGATACTTTGATGCATTTAATAGAGATAACGTAGTCGCTGTAGATTCTATAGATTTTAACGAAACTCATATAACTAAATTTGAAAATATTGTCAAGTCTTCTCTGCAAAAATAGAAAATGAGTTATTAAGATCAACTCCACTTTTAAATATATTAGAATATTTCTTTTCAATAAAAAAATCTTCTAATATATTTGGTGTGAAAATATTTTTATGTTTTCTATTATTCCAAGGTCGCCAATATTCTTGAGAATAATCAGGAAGATATAAAAATATAACTCCGCCAACTTTGAGTAAAGTATCCCAATAATTTAATACATTAACCCAATCATCTAAATGTTCTAAACAATGTGAAGAAAAAATATAATCCAAGTTATTATATGGAATGTTTAAAGCGTCAAAATTATTTACAATAGGATCAATAGGTATAGCATTTGGTAAACACCATTCTAGTCTATTACATCCTACATCCACCCCAAATCCTTTACATATATGTTTGGCATACGGTATTATAAACTGTGATGCAAAACCTTGTGTTTGGAATGCTGGATATTTTTTATTATTATATATTATTGTATCTATCATAAAGTATTTTTAATTATTTCGGTTATTGTATATGATGAGTTACTGACTTTTATATGTTGTAGATTATTAAATATAGTATTATATGTGTTATTTTTAATAATTTCTATCTTATTTATAGCATTATCTTTATTTGGTTCCGCCCACTGTCCTTTGAAATAAGGAATATCTACATCTACTAATTTATAATCGACTAGAGAGTTGACATCTTTCATGAAATCTACATTTCCTGAATATCCTGTAGCTATAGGAACTGTATTAACTGCCATTGCTTCTGCAAGAGTTAAACCGAAACCTTCGCTACGATGAAGAGATAAAATTACGTGACATTTACATATTAGATCTTGAACTTTTTCCGAGGAGTAATATTCATCAATAACTTTTATTTTAGAATCTCCTACAATTTGTTTCAAAAGATCACGTTCGTTATCTGAACCAGTAAAAGTTTTAAAAATTACGTTAACATCTTTATATTTTTGTTTTATAATTTTAGCAACTTCTAAGTTACCAACGATATTTTTACGATCTACATTACTAGAAATATTTCCCATAATTAGTATTGTAAAATTTTTATATTTTTTAGGAAATTTAGCTGGAATTGGTATTGGATGTGGAATGACTTTTATAAGTGATGAATCTATATATTGTGAAAAAATATCTTTACAATATTTACTTGCAGTCCATATTTCGTCAAAGTCTTTTAAAACTTCAACATCTTGATTATGTAATTCAGAACTCTCCCAAACAAAATAACCAATCTTTTTAACATTTGAACTTCTAGGAAAAGGTTTGGTTTTTTCTTTTATATTACGATAAAGATTAAAAGTAGAGTGAAAATATTTAATATCATGATTTATCGGCCCACTATACGGTGGAAATAAATCTAATTTAAATTCTTCGTTTTTTGTAAATTGATGTAAATCAAAAACATCAGGTTTGCTAAATGTTTTAAAACATTCTACGTATCTACGAAAAACTTCACCTAATGAAGTTTTGTTATTAGCAAGACCTGCCATTATAATTTTTCTATCAGTCATAAATTATATAAGAGGACCAACAGAAATATTCTGTGTTATAGTTGATATACTAGAATCTATATAAACATTCATCTGTCGAAATCTAATAGTTCCACCAACTTGCCATGTTCTATCCTCTAATGCATAAAAGGTTCCTGTAAAAAGGTCATTAGTATATTTAGAGTTATATAATACACTCTTACTAGAACCCTTTATAAATCCCCAAACACTATTACTATTTGTACTTCCCAATTCAGGACTTCTTGTTTTATACTCTGAATTATTTATTACATTTAAACTATATTCATCTGGATTTTTTGTTTTACTGCCGACAAATATAAATATTGGGTCATTTATATTTGGAGAACCAAAAAATTGATATTTCCTTAACAATGGAAGATTAGGATTAGCGGATGGTGATACATTATAAATGGACAAGCTGCCATTTGCCCATCCGTATGCAAATCTAACATCATAATTATTTACCGGATCTCCGTTTGGTTCTATTTTATATGTATAATAATATTCGGGATCTAACGGATAATACGCTGGATTAAATAATTGACAAGGATCGAAATAATAAAAAGATGCACTATATGGTTGATAAACACTACCTGCTGAAAGGTAATTTTTTACATATCTATAAGCCGTGGGAGAAAAACCAGGGGGTTGCATTCCGCCATTAAAAAACCGCAAAGCTGTTGGTTCAGTTCCACCCTGTAAACTTAACACATCACTATTACCTTCAAACCAGCTAAAATTATGCATTGTATAACTTTGACAATATATAGAAGATGTATTGGTGGTTAAAGGGGATATTTGATGAATATCAAGAGATATTTCTGGATTTAAGAAAAATGCACTATTTAATGGAGGTTGAAACTGACACTCAGAATAATCGCATATTACAGGATTCCATGCAGAAATTGGTCGAATACTTATTTCGTTATAATCATTTTTACTTAATAATGAAGAATCAAATGATGATAGTACTAAACTATCTATATTTCCATAATATTTAGTATTAGTTATTGAACTATTTGCTGATGATGCATAGGTTGTAGAAACAATTACTTCTGAAGGATTATAAGGAACAAACCAAATTTCATTATGCTTTCCTTTTTGAAATGTAGTATTTATGTTTCCTAAAGAAGTTCCATTTAATATAAGTTCGTGAATCTCACTAGAGAAAGTATTAATATAAGGAGGACCGTTATAAACTACGTTATTAAACATAACTTTAATAATAGGAATGTTTCTATAACAAACATCTTCACAAGAATCGCAGTCTTGTCTTGTACTGCTACCTAATGTAGTGTAATTATTTAAAATTCCTGCATTTGTAACAAAACTTCCAGAATTTATTTCTGATACAAAAAACTTTTTAATAACTCCGTTAACTTCTACATTAACGTATTCATTTAAAAAATTTTGGAAATTATCATCGTTTGATATTTTTTTCATGAGAATAGTTCGTTTAAAATAGTTGTTTCGGAAACATTAAGTGATAACATTTCAACATAAGGAACAACATAAGGAATAGCAGGATCGGTGGCTGGGTTAAAAAATTCACATTCAGTTAAAAGATATTTAAATCTTTGTGGACAATCCTTTTCTTTGTAGAGATCGTTTATTGGTAATGAGTCGTAACAATCATTACATAATTTATCTGAGCAAAACTCAATACTAGTGTAATCATGATAGCTCCAACGTCCGTTTCTTATTTTAAAAAAGAAACGACCACCTGTATACATGTTAATATTTTTTGGTTCAAATTGAACAAGAATATTAGTTGGAATATCTTCAAAATTACGTTGTATATAAATATTGTATTTTTCTATAACAATGTTGTATTGATAAACATATGAGTGGAATAATTTCAAATCTGTTTGAGAGAAATCTTTAAGTTCGCTTGATTCAAAAATGTCATAGTTTATATTATATGTTACAAGATTTATTATACTTGTAATCGAATCAATTCCTGTTATAATTAAACTATCTTTTCCGTATTTTCTAAAAATAGTATTAAAAACAACAATAAGAGATTCTAATTGATTTTTATAACTTAAAAAGTCAAACACTCCTTGAACTGATACAGAATAATTAGCTGCTAACTTTTCCATAACCTCTGGTTTATATTCTTTTAATCTTGTATTATCTAAACCATCTGCACTATAATTATTACAAATATAGTCACATCTAATAATTTGTGTTGGTGAAAAGTTTTCCGATGGAAAATTGTCATTTAACCATGTTTCTACTTCAAGCATGTTTGCAACACAACTAAAAGTAGTTTTATAAACAATTTGAATTGGTTCTTCCCAATATCCACGAAGATTATAAACTAAATCAGCAGAACGTTTCCAGTAACCAGAATTTATGTTTACAAATGTACAAAGATTGTTTAAATCACTAAACACTGAATTAAATGCATCTTGTATTGAGTTCCATTTGTTTGTATCTGAATATAAACGATCCATTCGAACGTTTAATTCATTCATATTAGAATTAAACTTTTGTAAGCTATTTCCTAAATATTCAAATTCTGATATTTGTTGAGTCATTATTAATTATAAAGTGAAGAATCATAAACCCAACGAGAAATAGTGTCATCAACGATGAATTTTAAACCTACAAATTCCTTAACATAACGGTCTGGAATTTGAATATCAAGTCTCTGAGCACCGCAATCAACAGAACCTTTTACATAACCTGCTCTTACGCCTCCACCAATACAAGAAACTGCATAGCGGACACGTACAGTTTTTACTCCAGTAAGTTTTGTTTGAGAAAGAATTCTATTAATCTCTTCATACATTGGAGTAAAGATATAAAGTTCTTGACCAACAATAAAATTATAACAAGTTCCACTAAACACAGGAAGAGTTTGATTGACCCAATCTGTAACATCTGAGATAACGTCTGAGCTATCACCATCTATACCAAATGTATAAGGATAAATAAGCGATATTGGTTTCATCCAAACAGAACTTAATGTTTTGACACTATTATAAGTATCTGTCCAGCAACCTGAATTTGTTTTAACAACATTCATTGCATTAAGCCAGTTTGCACTGTTTACGCTAAATTGGTTATATATAGAATTCCACATATTTGAGGCACTATACTCAAAATTACAAGTATAAATATCTAATGCATTAAAGTTGTAATTTATTGATGATAATGAATCTCCAATACTCTCATAATCCTTGATAGGAAAGACTATCTGATTGTCTGTTAATTTACAAATTTCTCTTGCGTAATCCATTTTATATTATTTAGCAAACAGATATACAATCTGCAAAAACAAAATCAGGAAGAGCGCAACAATCTTTTTCTAAATCTTCCCACGTAAAGATATGACCAGAAAGTGTATTGCTGCACTCTGTATCATACCATGTAAGAGGGAATAAACTGTTACATTGAACCTGTTGATAATTCCAGCAAATTTCAGAATGATTACCATCAGTTCCTTCTCTTGTTGTCCACCATGCAGAATAAGAGCTTAATTGTGTATTTCCTACTAATTTAGCTTTTGTCATTTCTCTCCATGAAACAGGATTTTTCTCAATTGTTGGAATTTGAATATCATTTATATAATGGAAACTCCATCTCCATTGAATATCATCATTGTTATTCGGAATAGCAAATGTTGCATCTATATTACTTTTAAGTTCTTCAACATTGCTATATAGATTATGTATTCCACGATTAATAGTATCATATAAA